GTTAATTTATTAAGATATCTATTTTCAACATAGCTAACAACTGCTGTTTGAGTAGGTACTGTGTTACTGTCTGGAACACCAAGGCTCGACGTTAAATCGCTGTTATCGTTAACCTCTTTTAGTTCGATGCCTACAGGAATACCGCTTCTTCTAAATGGTCCTATAGCTGAAATACCAGCAAGGCTAATTTCATTTGCTTGTAAATCTATAGCACCAGTTAACGCATTAACAGTAAAGAAATTTCCAACTCTAAAGTTACCTATTTGATCTGTACTGGTTGAGAATACTTTTCCACCATTTGTTTCTATAAATTCGTTGTTGGGGTTTGGAGTACCCCCATAGAATGGTAACGCATTATAAGTAATTCCGGCGCCTACATATTCGAATGCATGTCCCGAAGTACTTACAGTACTAACGTTAATTAACTCCGAATATGTATTTGCCACAACTGCTGTGAGACCAGGGAAGAGTGTAATACTTGCTACACCGCCGTATTCTGCATTTAATGTAAAGATAGCGTCATCAACTATGTTTGCTAAATCGCCAAGTATTGATGTGCGTTTATTGTTTAAATCAACATCGCCAAAGCTATAATTATGATTTATTTCCGTTGGCAGGGCAGAACCTTTAATAACTTGTGCTATCTTTTCAACTAAGATGTATAAATTATCAGCACTTGTTGTACCGGCGCCGGATCCTAAAGTTTGAGTTAAAGTAACCCCTTCGCTGGTTGTAATAAGAATGTTTTTTGCAATTGTTTGCATTATTGATGCAAGATGCTTGTAAGTTAATTCTGTAAATACTTCTTGACCTACTATTACTGCATTATTATAATATGCTTGTGCTGCACGTCTAGTTTGTTTGTTTCCGCCGTACATTATATCATATAATGCTGCTTCTATAATGTATACGATATCTCTTTCGCATTTTTCGATGTCGTATGTAAATCCTAAAACTGTATTGGTTATGTAATCAATTACACCTTGTTGAATTGTAGGATTAGCATTTACTAATAAGTCAACGGAGTTGCTAACAGCACTTGTTTGCCATGTAAAGTTTGGACTCTCATTTTGAGGAGTTGTTTCAAGACCAGTTGAATCTGACAGTGCGGTGATTAATATATCGAGTAATTCGAGTGCCGTGGTGCTTTCTGTCGAAGTTCCAAAGTTTGGTATTAAAATTTGTGGTTCAGCACTGCTATAAGGAACAACAACATTGCCCTGAATTACATCTGGTATTACCGCTTGTAATCTACTCAATGCGTCAAGAAATTCAGTTTCTTCTCCTTCGATATTAGTCACACCGCCGTTGAAGTATGCTCTTGTTGCAGTTAATATTGCTAAATTTCCTCCGTATAACAAATCGTGAGTTATAGCATCAACAATATATCCTGCTTTGTTTCTCCAATCGGTTTCGTTGTAAACAAATCCGCCGTGATTGTTATCGGTATAAGCAATAAATTCTTCGATTAAGAATGGTCTATTATCCTGCAATTGTCTTGCAGAATCAATTTCTTCAAATGAAGCAACCGGCGGTGACGAAAATACTGTGCCTTCGCTAGGAAGCTGATCTTCTTCTATTATATCTAGAATAATGTCAAATCTATCAATTACTTCTGTTTGAACAGTTGTATTTGTACTAACAGTATCAGATGCTAGACGTTTTGCTTCTCTTATTGCTGCAATTGTAGCAGCATATTGATCTGTTGCTATAACGTTTGCATACAATAAACCAGCAGTTATACTATTATGATTGGTTTCTAGTCTAACGTCTCTGGCAACTGCATCGATAATAATGCTAACATTCTGTTTAAATTCTTCTACAGAATATGTAAAATCAGGAAATGTTGATAATATATATGCTGTAACTTGAATTGCTACTGTATCTCTGTTGGCATATATCTGTCTTTCGGCTGTTTGTAATAAAGAGTCTGCCCACGAACTGTCAGGAAATGTAATACTTGGTAAGTTGTCTAATGAATCATCTTCTAAAACATCGATAATAGTTTGCATTAGATCCGAGAGTAAATCAACTTCTGTTCCTGTTGCATTTCCACTAGAAAAGTCTTGCGATAATGCATTTAGTGGAGATTTTGTAATAGCATTTCCTAAAACAATCTGTCCAATAATAAATTGTAATCTTTCGTATGCAGCAATAGTAGCTTCATATTCGTTGGATTCAACTTGAATTATACCATCTACAAAATATGAACTTGCTACATTTATTGTTGCGTTGTTACCTTTATATAGTATATCATAGCTTAAAGCGTCGACTATATATCCTACGTCTCTTTCGCATTTTATTACATCATATATTAACTCAGGATAATTGTCATCGATCCAAGAAATAATTTCTGTACGTATAAATTCTCTGTTTGCTCTTAGATGATTTTTTGCACCTAATCTAGTTAAAGTAACATTGGTTGGCGAAGGATATTGAATATCAGCAGCACTCGAACTGTCGCCTGCGTTTATCAAATCAATGATTTCATCAAATGCAGCATTGCTTCTTGACAATGCTGTACCGTTCGAACTTACAGAACTTAAAGCTGCAACTTGACTTTTAGCGTATCCAATTGCTGACAAGGTTAGTGCTTTTTGATTAGGTTGTACAAATTCGGCATTACCGTGAACATATGATAATCCTGTAGCTACTGCATTATAATTTGTTCCTAAAGAAACGTCGTATGCTGCTGCTGAGAGTATTAATTTGATATTTTGTTCAAACTTTGCCTGATTATATGAAAGATTTGTAAATTGTTCTGCAATATACTTTGTAGTTTCTTCAATGATAAAATCTCTGTTTGCAAGAATGTTATCTTTTGAATCTATTGTTTCTGCAGGAAGAGATAGATTATCATATACAATTTCAGGAGCAACAGAACTATCGCCTTGTTCTATAATGTTAATTATAATAGCAAATTTTTCAATAATCTCATATCTTGCTGCTTCGTTTGCTGGATCAGAGTCTGGGATTCTTTCTAGCATAGCATCTCTAGCTGCTTCAATACCGAATATTGTAGGTTCTAGTTGTTCTCTTAAAACTTTAGCTGATGTTGATCTTAAATAACTTCTTCCTGCTGCAACTGATTGATAGTTTGTTCCTAAAACAATGTCGCCTAAGACTGCATCAACAATATATGCAACGTCTCTTCTGCACACTTCTTCTTCGTATATTAACGGCTGTGTTGTTATGTTGGTATTTGTAATATAATATTTTGTAGGATCGCCGTCGAACACAATCACAGATCCTACTTGCGGAAGATCTCTAAAACTATTAATTGTTATAACTTGATTAGTAGTAAGATTAGCTTCGGCTGTTGCTATTACAGCATATCCGCCGCCAACTAATGTTACGTCAGGAATTTCTGTATAACCTGAACCATTTTCTGTTATACTTATCGATGTTATTTTTCCAGTAGTAATATCAACAGAAGCAACTGCTGTTGCTTGCACACCGCCTGCAGCCGTTGGAGGATCTATAACAACAGTAGGAGTACCTACATATCCAGCGCCTTGGTTGACTACACTAATACTACCAACTGTTGAAGTATAATCCTGTGCAGGTCTTGCTGAGGTATATGGGGTGTCAAATAGTCCGTCAGCAAGTAATCCGTATGTGCCAAAGTCACTAACTGAGTTAGATATCGAAAGATATCCGCCGTTAGTAGTTAAGAATCCAGTTCTACAAAAAACAGTAAAGCACGAAACAATTTGAGTATAACCAAAATTTGTAATGTGGAATCCTATACCGCCTTGTGCAACTTGGGTAAATGCGTCAGCTACCATAGAAAAAACTAAAGAACGCTGATCGTACTGTGCACCATCAACTAACATTCCGTTTCCGCCGCCAACTTCGTTAACACGTTTAGCTAATGGAACTCTCTCGTCGTTAATTATTGGTCTTGCAGTAGGTTCTACACCTTCGATTTGAACAGTTTCAAAAGGAACAAACTCTGTACCGTCGTTTAACCATGGTCCATTAAGGTTAGAGCAGTTTTGTACATACGGTGAAGTTGTAACTAAAGCACCCGGTTTAATCTTTACACACCAGCCCGGATCTTTAAGTCCTCTAAAAGTTATTTGATATATGTAACAAGCATTATCAACATAAAAGATATCGTCTTGATTATTTAATGGCCAAACCTGTGTATTACGTAAGCTAGTACCGCGAACTGTTTGTCTTTCTTTTAAAGTTATTGGATTATTTTCGTAATAGTTTCCTGGAGACAGTTGGATTGTTGATCCAGCTGGCGCTGCTGCAACTGCTGCTTTAATAGTTCTTTTTGCACGATCAGGAGTAGGACCTAACCCCGAGTTATCGTCATTGCCTTCTAATGATACATAATAAGTTAATTGATTTTCTTCAGAACCAGCAACGTTTCCGGTTACCCTTAAGTCGCCTGTTATGTTTACAAATCCACTCGCAGGTTTAATATCAACGTCGCCACTACTTGTAATAACAAGCTGTTGATCCCCTATATTTCTTCTGTGTAATACTTGATCTTTAATATATCTCATAAGCTTATACTTCTAAATAACTAATAGTAGTTGACAACTTGTCAGGGTCTGTACTAATCATAATAATTCTATCATTTTCTTCTAAAATTATTCTTTCAGTACTTAGTGTAAACGTTTCTTGTGCAGGGACTGAGACGTTATTTAAGATTTTATTTGCATTACTAGTCGAGCCGCCGATGCCCTGTGTAATATGCATATCAAACGTACTATCATTTGACTGATCGTTACTAGAAGCATAATTACAAACTAAAATAGTTGTTACAGCCCATCTTTTATCAGCCGGTACTTGTAAGACTGTTGTATTAATTTCTCCGATTAAACTGCTTGTAATTGCCATCTGTTAATTCCTTTAAAATATTATACTATACAACAATGCTTTATTTCTGCTAACTAATTCGTCCGAAACTCCATCAGCGTTTTTAAAATAGATACCTGTGCCGCCATCGCCTGCTGCATTTACATAAAGTGTAACACCGTCGGCTGGGGTTAATGGCTCTGTTTGGCTTGTTAAATTAAAATGTGCATCTACTTGAACAATTCCGGACCCGTTTGGATTAATTATTACATCTTGGTTTGTCCCTGTTGACGAAATTGTGTTACTGCTAATACTAATAGAGTTTAATTCAATTCTATTTGAAAATATAGTAGCTTTTACAAGTCCATCAACTGTAAAAGTAATTTTACTTATAGGGTCGCCAGCTGCTAGATCCGACACTTCTACTTCTGTATCACCTAACGGCTTATCTAGCTTATATGGAAAATTGTAACTCGAATATGCTTTAATATAATCCTTAACAGATTTAATGTTAGGTATTATGTCGTCGTCGATTGGATTAGATAATCCATCAGCATTTGACGGATTTGGAGTAATATTTGATCCTGTATAAGGAAACACTTGTTTTTCATAATCTGTTGTACCACTAACTGATACAACAGAAGTTATTGACCCCGAGCCAGTAGGACCTGATCCTAATAGTATTAAATTGTCGCTATTGTATGTTCCAACAAAGTTAGTATATATGCCAACTAAATCATTGTTGTCGTTTGCAAACGTATAAACACCAGCAGTCTGGCCTCCAGTTTGCGAATCTTTAAAAACTTTTGTTTCATCAAATAAAAGTAGTGCGTCTGGTCTATTACCTCGATTGATAACCAACCCGGCTGTTCGTAAAAAGATGCCGCCAGCTGGTTCTGGATACCCGGTATCTCCTGAGTTTAGAGTTATTGTGTTATCGCTAATAATAAGATCGCTACTTTCGATGGTTGTAGTTGTACCTTCGACAAGTAAGTCGCCGGATACAGTTACACTCGAATCTAATGTTATAAATCCTGACGGTTTAACCTTAATTATATACTCGTCAACACCAAACGCAGCTACTTTTTTTGATGACATTTTTTATCCTTACGCTATAGGAGTCAACACAATGTAATCGTTTGAACTATCGTTATCTAGCACCCATGTATATCTGTTGCCAGAAAAGTCAGTAGCAACACGCTTTGTAATTTTACGAATGTTAATTTGTGCGCCGGAGTTTGTTAATAATACTCCCCACATTCTCATTTCATTTGCAGCATTTGGTGTACTGTTTTGTAAAACATAGTGATCAAATGTTGAACTTGTACCAATAGTTCCAACACGAGTGCATTGAAAAGTTTTTGCACCACGCTGTTTTATAATTACACCGTCGGTTCTTAACGAACCATCATAAATTTCAACTCTAATACCGGTATTGCTTACGTATGTACCAATAACATCTACGCCAAGCACATCTTTTCTAAGTGGACGTCCCATTGTTTTCTCCTTATATGACGTTCTAGGTCTACGCGGTGGGTTTCCGCATAAAGTACGCCATAAGGCACACTCTCGACTAAGTATTTATCACTTAGACAGAGTTGCAAGGAATTCGAGTTTTGAGATTGTTTTTATTTGTTTAGCAGCAGAATCAAGTAGCGCATCAGCTTTGTCAATATAGATTTGTTTTTTAGATCGTCGATATTCAATTAGAAGTTTAGAACATTCAAGTTCCATGCTTTCAAAATGCTTTTGAAGTTTGATTATCTGCGGAGCATATTCACGGTGATTAAGGCGCCACTGTCTAAGTAACACCTTATATTCGTTCCATGTATGTTGATAATGATCCATAAAGTAAAGTTATGACAAATCTGTTTTGTTGTCAATAACTGTTTCGATTAGTTCACAACCCTTTAGAACATAAAAGGTTTTTTGTTTGTTAGTTAACCATTTCCAAGATATTTCATGATGATCTATTATTAAGTAATATTTTTTAATATCTTTAAATTTTTTTGGTTTGGGGATTTTTGATTCCCAAGGCTTTTGTTTCATTAAAACCTTTGATTATAACGGGGAGGAAAGTGAGTAATAAGCCGAGCAACGTGCAAAAAACAACATACAACCCACAATGTGCAACGGAATGTATATTTCTGGCGAACAACTTGCAGGTCCAATCAAGGATGATTAAAACACCAGAGCACACAATCTATGGAGGTAGGCCGGAGCCTTACCGTTGAACATGTTTCATACAAGAAACGTAAAACTTATTCTCGTCTCTTTCCTCCTACCGGGTAGTTTCAGGCAAGTTGCCTTGCCTTGTATCTACCAAAATCTATTAAATAATTCCAGACTGTGCTAACAGGTCTACAGAACCTTTGCTCAATTCAATTTCTTTTTGAATATTGCGTTCAAGTAACTGGTCCTGCAGACGCACTTTTCCTTTTTTCAAAGATGCAAGTCTAGTTTTGAAATCTTTGATTTCGGTTTCTTTAAAAATTGACGTTTTCACGTTATCTTCACGACCGTAATATTGGTCTTCACCGCGAACTTTGATTTTTTCCAATTTACCGGTAATTACCGGTATTTCGAGTGAAGGTTGTAACTTAGAAAGTTTAGAATACAGAGCAATATCTTTTTCAGTTATTGCTAGTTCTGCAAGCAAGTCGTTAATTCCGGATTCTGCATTAGCAAGACTAACTTGACGACGAATTTCGTACTGAACACGCATCAAGTAATAGCGGGTATTTACATTTGCTTCAAAGCGATCTTTTGCTTCCTTAAGTTTTAAATCTGGGTTTTCAAATTCGTTAATAGAAATGTCTGTCACAAGATCGAGTGCAGAAATCATTTCTGCAATTGCAGCTTGCAAGGCGTTTGCTTTTCTTAGTGTAACTTTCATCTGTTCTGTTCCTCTATTTTTTCTAACTTATTAGTAACATAACACAATACATATATAAGTCAAGAACAGATTTCAAAAAAATAGGCCCCGAAGGGCCTATTTTTTAATTTTTCAGTTATTAGCTGAAGCTTAGGTTTGCAGTAGTAACACCAACTACACCAAGGTAGTCAGCTGCGTTACCAAGCGAACTTGCAGCGTTAGTTAGTTCTACATAACCGTAACGAGTCATGAAGCTAACTACTGGTTCGAATGTTGACGGATCAAGAACAACACCACTGCTCATCAACGGAATGTATGGGCAATAGAAAGCGGCTGCGTCTGATTCTGATGAACCTTTGTAACCGATTAGAACGTTGTCGCTTGAAGCATATGTGTTAACATAAACCTTCATTGCGTTGTTTAGTGTACCAACTAGCTTAGTGTTAGTTGGGGCTTCGAAAGTACCTTCAGTAGTACGAGCGAAAGCACTAGTAGTTGCACTCTGTAGAAGAGTTAGAACAGTTGGTGAAACAACTGCCCAGTTACCAGCACCACGACGTGTACGCTGAGCGATCAAGTTTGAAACACGGTTGATCTGAACAGCTAGAGCAGCATGTTCGTCGCCAACAAATGTTGCAGTACCACTAACAGCAGCTTGGTCGTATGTTTCAACAGCACTACCTGCGAGAGTAGTTAAGCTACGTAGAACTTCCTGGTCGATTTCAGCAGTAATTTCTTGTGCAAGTGCTGCCATGATTTCTGCTTCAACATCAATGCCGTGCATTGCTTGTGCGTCTTGAGCAGCTTCAAAAGTCCAGCGAGCACTTAGCTTACGTGACTTGGCTTCTACAGTTTGCTTTAAGATTTGAATGCTTAGTCTGTTACCAGCAGTACCTTCAAGTACAGCAGTTCCAGCAGCAGTATAAGAGTTCGGAACGTTACCTGAGTAACCTTCTGCAATCTTAAATGGTGATAGGGCTTCTTCACCAGCAGTTACACTACCACCAGTACTATCAGTGAACGAATCACTGTAACGTACTCTTAGAGTGTGAATTTGACCAACTGGGCCAGTCATAGGTTGAACACCTACTAACTCGTTAGCAATAACAGTTGGCATTACACGGCGTATAACCGGAAGAATAACTCTGTTAAGAGTTGCGATATTACCAGCAGAAGTAGCACCAGCAGTTGCACTTTCTGAGAGATACTTGCGAGTATTCTCAAGAGTAGTGGCCATAACTGCTTTTTTGTTGCCTTGTAGGCCTTCAAGAAGGGCTGTTTTTGTCTCCTGCCAGCGACTTTCTAGTAGTTCTGACATATTTTTCTCCTTATTTCAATCCAGCTAAACGAACAATGTCAACTACATTGTTGTCGGATGCTGACTTAATCGAACTATTTTCTCTATTGCCTGTAATTTCTTTGCCTTCTGATAAAACTGCCTTCTGCTTTGCTGGCGACTTACCGTCTATTACAGTCGGTAGATACTTGTCAAACGCAGAACGTAGTCTGCTAGTTTGAACGCTTTCCAGTAAATCTGTCATTATACTTTTTTGATCTTTACTTAAAGGTGCAACAAGTTCATTTAAAACTTTTTGACGTTCTTGAGATTCGACCAAACGCTTAACTTGTGAATTTTTTGATTCAACAAGATTCATAGCCTTTGCAGCAAGTACTTTTGCTTCGGCTAGTTGTTTGTCTTTAGCTGTAATTACTTTAAGTAACTTTTTGCTTTCCGAAGTTTCGTTTAGGTGACTATTTAGATATTCACCAGCGAATGCTTCGAAAATTTTACGACCAAAATCGTTTCTACGTGCAACATCAATATCATCTTTAAGTTGACTAATTTCGGACTTAAGTCCTTTAGCAACTGTTTCTTGAACTGCTTTTGCACTTCTAGCAATAAAGTCTGTTTTGACTTTTGCTATATGTTCTTTAGCTTCACGTACTAAACGTACTTTTGTTTCAGCTAAATCTTTTTTGTCTTCTTGGAATTCTGCAAGTTCTTTTGCAAGTTGTTCTACAATAAATTCTTCAAGAACAGCAAATTTTGCTGCCATTGATCTTTGATCTTCATGTAGTTCTGAAACTTCTTTAGCAAGAGATTCTGTTACAAATCTTTTTAGAAGATTTGCATTCTCTTTCATAGCAATTGCATAACGTGCTTTTGCTTCAGCTAGCTGTTTGCGATCATCGTGGAATTCTGCCATCTCTTCGGCAAGCTTTTCACCAATCATAGCATCGATTGCTTCGATCATAACACCTTTATCGTGTTCATATTTCTTAGCAAATTCTTCACGAAGCTCGGCAGTTACCATAACACGGTTTTCTTTGATTTTAATATCCCATGCTTCCTGAATTTCAGATTTCATTTGCTCAGTAATTGCATCACTCTCTAAAAGGGCTCTTAATGCTTCCATAATTTTCTCCTTTTATTGGAGCCTGCTTATTATATTTAATAAGCTCTCTGCAATGTATTTTTGTGCCTTTTTGTCGCCTTGAACTTCTTTACTAGTTAGAATTGCCTTGTATCCACCTCTTGTATTCATTAGGTGTTCGTATATTGGGGTAGGATAAGCACCTGGTGCACTAGGTTGTGCTACTACATCTACAGTGATTATCTCAAATTCGCTAACATGGCCGCTTCCATCCTCGGCAACATTTCCGCTACCGCGCGATGAGACACCTAGCTTTACTCCGCTTTCAAGCATTGTTCTAACTAGTTGTCCCATCGGGGTAGGAAGTATTTTTAGTTTTCCGTAACCGTTTGGTCCATCCATCCACATTTCTGTAATCATATGGCTTACACGATCAAGGTTTATATTAAGACCCTCTGGATGATCTACTTCTCCAAGAACTGAATAACCGCCAGTAATCTGATCGTTAAGAGTGTTGACAGCCCTGCCTATTTCGTTAACGGGATAAACACGCTGATTTGCGTTGCGTACTCCGCCTTGGATACAAATACCTTTCATGTAAAGATTTTTGCCTTCTTCGGCAGTCTCTACAATCATCCTGGCTTGGTCGAAACTCAAACTCTCTCTTAAGTAGTTCATTATAGGTCCTTTTTTGTCTTACTTTGCTCTTTTAGGAGCGCCGTTTAACATACTGCCGGCACTTTTGTCAGCAGTCTCACCTGCGCCTTTTTTCTCAGCGCCGTGGCCTGGTTCACTCTTTTTAAATGCAGTTTTACCAGCTTTGCCGCCTGGAACGTTAATGTTACCAGTTGACATATCTTTCTTAGCAGGATTCAACAATCCGCCTTGAGTACCTTCACTGTTTGATTCACCGCCACGTAGATTAGCTGTTGTGCCACCCATGTTGTTTGGTTTAGCAACTATTGACTTTGTGTTTGCACCGTTGTCGCCCATTTTACCATATTGGTTATATTGTGCGCCGCCAACTTTTTCTACATACTCGCGCATTTCTTCGCCAGCTGATTTCTTTTTCTTGTCGTCTTTCTTAGCGTCTTTCTTAGCTTCAAACGCAAAAGATTCTTTTTCTTCGTCGTCTTCTTCGTCGTCCATGTCACCCATGTCGTCGCCTTCTTCGTCGTCCATGTCACCCATGTCGTCGCCTTCTTCGTCGCCTTCTTCTCCAGACATTAGTGCATCAAACTCTGCTTTGAGTTCTTCTAATGCATCTTCTAAATCTGCAAGACGATTGTCAACGTCGCCTTCGCCGTCCATGTCACCCATGTCGTCGCCGTCCATGCCAATATCGCCTAGCATGTTGTCATCTGCGTCGCCGCCCATACCCATTGGGTTGTTATCTGCCTCTGGAGCAAAATCTTCTAGGCCGAACATTTCGTCTAGCTCTTCGTCATCTTCCTCAGCAGCTTCATCAACTTCTTCGTCGTCTTCCTCAGCAGCTTCGTCTAGCTCTTCGTCATCTTCCTCAGCAGCTTCATCAACTTCTTCGTCTTCTTCAGACTCTATAATTGATTGATAAATTTCACGTGATTTTTCCACTACGATTTCATGGAACAGTTCTTCGGCGCCGGCACGATCTTCGTTCACTAGGCGCTCAAGCATTTCTTCAAACTTGTTGCGATCAGTCATTGTATTCTCCTATTTGTCAAGGCTGTCAATTATATTTACACTTTTTAAAAAAAAGTGCGTAGAAATAGGCTCAAACGAGCTTATTTTGTATTTTAATTAGCTAAATTAAATCTTTTTATAAAACTTTCTATAGTTATATGACTTAAATTAGGTATTCCGACTAGCACATCTGGTACAAAGCTATTTGTATTTTCAATAACTCTAATGTATTTAATCTTTGTATATTTTTTTACACAGGTTGAAGTTTGGCGTGTCCAGTTTCCAAAGTAAGTTGCTCGGTCGTCATTCTTTTTATAATTCAATGTTCCAGAGTAAACATTATTAACTAATTCTTTTTTCTTTCCTGTACCTTCGTAATCAAATCCTAAAATGTAAATGGTACTGTATTGATGTTCGCTTGCTAAATTTAATGCACTTGGACCACTACTCCACCCTAAGTTTGGATTAAAAAGATTTAACCCGTAAATTTCTCTAGTAAATCTACTGGGATTTGTCCATACTTTATTTTTTGAATGATATCCAGTAGCAGTAATTTCTTTAATCATCTTTGCATCAACTGCAACTAAATGATCTGGAGTAAATTCTCTATACAGTGCGTTGCATCCGTAAATTTTACCATAAGGCGCTAAGTCAATTGGCCGTATAGGTTTTCTACTTACACCGTTACCTAATACAAATGCTACAGAGTTATCGTGAACAACTTCGGGATAAACTGGTTTATCCTCAGGTAATTTACTTGATAGTTTTTGCTGACGTTGTAGTAACTTTCTAAAGCGACGTTCGTCTTTAGTTTCGTTAGGAATATATTCTTTAACCATGCACTACCTAATTACATTGGCGGTTGTGATTGGGCTTGAGCAGCTAATCCATACATCGAACGAATGTGTGAAAGATCTTTGTTTGTTTCTTTTCTGTGCATGTCGTCTGCTCGTCTTGCGCGATTAATATCTTTCAACGTTAATCTAGTTTTTCTTGTATCGTCGAGATTGACTATTGATTGATCGTGCTTTGCATCGAAGCGGTCGTCTTCGACTGGCTCCATTGTTTTTTTATCAAAATAATATAATTCACGCAATATCATAATGTATTTATGTTCCAAATGGTTGATTACTTGGAGATGCAGGTGCTGCACCTCCTATTGGGCTAGTATCTGCAGGTACATCAGCTTCAACATCAGGAGACACTTCTCCTTCGGCAGCGCCTAAATCGTTGCTTATGTCTGCACCTGTAATTCCGGCACCGCGCATTTGTGCAGAAGCATCTTGTTCAGTGCCTTCAAACATTTCGTCGTTTTCTTCTTTCCAAAGTCTTTCATTTTCTGCAATTTCTTCTTTTGAAAGTCCTAAGAATCTTTGTAAAGCAAAACGATTTGATATAAATGGAATTTGTTGCAATGCTGTAAATGTATTAATTCTGTTGCTATCTAATTCAGCTTGTCTATAACTTGCAAAGTTTTGTGGTGGTTGAAACTTTAGGTCAAACATTGCAACGTCAATGTTTACACCTTTGCCAGTAAGATAAAGTTTAAACTCAGCATTAAAAACTTCAGCTACTAAGCTTTGCAGACGTTCGCAGTAATTGTTGAAACGTAGTTCTTGAATGTATGCTGTTCCAACACGGCCGTCATTATATTGACTTGCACTGTCATCAGCGCCAGTTGGAAGGTACGAACTTGGGATACGTAGTCCGCGTACCAACTTATTAGTGAAGTATCGTAAGTCATCAATTTCTCCTAAGTTTGTACCACCTGGAAGAGTTTCAACTTTTGATCCGCGACCTTCAGCAGTTTGGGGGAAGAAGTAGTCTTCGTTAATGCTTAATGGGTTGTATGTGCTATCAATAACGTTGGTGCCACCACCGGTTTTCGAAGGTATTCTTCTTTGGTGAATTTCTGTTTTGACACGTTCTACGAATTGCATAGCAAGGTGACTTGGCATATTGCCTACGTCAACATAAAACACTCTGCGTTCAGGCGCACGTTGCACACGATAGATAATAATAGCATCTTCGAGTAATTCTTTTTGTTTATAAACTTTAAAAATACTTTCAAGTAAACTGTTACCAAACGGGAAGTTGTTATCTAAACCTTCTGATAAAGAAACATGAACAACATGCTCTGCGTTTACAGCCGTTTCATTTGATTCATTCATAAATCTGCTGGTACTTGCATCTGGCGTTCTACCAGTCATGTACTTTTGATCCATGGTTTGGTATCCCGGTTGGTTGCCGCCCGGGCCATATGCATTGGTTGTATTGATTTTAGTTGCACTTAATGTTTCATATGCAATGTTTAAGTCTCGAATAATGTATTGTTCCGGTTTCTTACCTTCGCTTTCGTTGACAATAATTTTTGTAAGATTAGCTGGATCAACATGAAACCATTTTTTAGTTTCTGGATCTCTAATAAAGAATTGATCACCATACTTAAAAATGTTGCGTATAATCTTAAACATTCTAGTTTCAAACTCATTGATCTTACACCATTGCTTTAGGTATTGTCCAAGTATTTGAATTTCTGAATTGGTAGCAGCATTGTTAAATTGTATTTTAAATGGAGTATTGTTTTCTTTATTCTTTTGAGTACAAAATTCGGCAAGAATATCCAGTGCAGCATTGACTTCGCTATCATTGTCCATAGTATTATACTGACCATATCTTTCAATACGGTTAGGATTTCCAACATAAACATCTGGTAAATGGCTACTGTAATTTGCGGCAGCCGGTCCAAGTCCTGTTCCTCTAGCAAAAGAAAACGGACTGTAACTTCCTGTAGCATTTGTGTTTGTAGGTACGGGGGTGAAATATTTACGCCACGACATTATCTACCAATTCCTCTATAATAATCTGATCCCAATCCTTTAACCCCTTTAACAGTTTTTTCCTGCAATCCAACACTGCTCTGTAATAATTCTGCAACCTTTATCATAGTAGTATTTAATTCTTCTACCTTTTTAATTAGAGAACTCTGGCTATCAGATGCAGCCGGTGTTGACGTAATAGGTGAAACTTTTTTATTTTGGAAATCATAAAACGTTTGAAGTAGCTCACCAGCAGGAGTATTTCTTGGAACAACTGCTTCAGAATTATGAAGCATAGCCATAGTGCCCGATCCAAAGTTTTGGAAACCATTTGTTCCATTGGCAAATTGGTTTGGTATTCCAAAATCTTCTTGCATTGGTTGTTCTACTATTGGCTGAGTATTAGGTTGATCTTGATTATCACTGCGGCCAAGAGTTAGCACCGAAAGCCCTTGATCACTTCTTGTCCATCTATTAAACATACCGGCTAGGTCTGCTTTCATAGTATCTTCAACTCCAAGAAGACCATAGACAGTATTACCAACAAGATCAGAAAAAGCAAGTGCGCTTTCAGCTGTAGCTACAACAGCTTCATCAAATAGAGTTAACTGATCTTCATAGTTTTGCTCTTTTACTACCGACTGTTGTTCTGGAGTTAATATTTCGCCAGCTGCTTCTCGCTCTTTTAAAATATTAGCAGCAGCTTTCCCAAAAAACAGTCCACCAGTTTGTTCATTTATACTTAAGATAAGATTGTCAACTAAATCTTTAAAAAAGTTAGAAATAGTATTTGCTAAATTAGTTCCAGTTGGCCCTTCCCAAAAGTTAGCGAAAGCATCTGCCATAGTTTCAAACAATCCGCCTTGGCGTACTAATTGTCGATCATCTTCACGCCCG